ATCGTTCCGTTTCGGTTTCTTTCCATTTGATAGGCTCACCTTTGATATGATACCTAACCGAAGGAGATTGATTTGATTCCGGCTGATTTAGGACCACCTTTGGAATCAGTTCCCCGATTTTGTTGATTGTTTCCATGTTTCAATTTTAACCATTCTTGATAATCACGTTCAGTTCCCGTAAATACAACCCCTGCCCAATTAGATTCAATTGCTCTTTCAATCTGCCGGATAGCAAACTCTTCTTCAAATTTGGAAAGTTTATCTAGCGAAAGTTGCAAAGCATAATTGAGTTTCTTTTCCCACTTAGGAGTTTTACGAAGTGTCTCCCATGCCGACATAAAAGCGATCGAAGTGAAAGGATAAACTAATGGCTTAGAATCTCCTTCTTTCTTCTTTGACTTTTTAGGCTTCTCCGGTGGGGTACTCTCGTGCGTATGCGCGAGACTCTCTTCTTTGTTTATAGTTTTAATATCTATAATAGGTGGGATTGCCGTATCATCCTCATTTTTTGCGGATGATATTGCGGATGTACCATTTTTATCATCCGTAAATTCTGAGGATGATTCTGCGGATGATGTTGAGGATGATTCTGAAAGTGATGCCGGCATGTCATTTATGAATCGACCTTCATCACTATCTATATCTTCATCCTTAATATGATTCTCAATATCATCCTCATTTTTTGAGTATGATATTGCGGATGATTCTGCGGGTGATACGATGTCGTTACTTAGCTTTTTTACAAATGAGTAATAACACCCTATACGCTTATCTTTGCTTGTCTCATAGAAAACAAGACCGGAAGCTGCTAAACTGCTTCTCGATTTACGTAAGGTATTATCAGACATATCCAAGTTTCCACAGAGTACATTACTACGGACAAAGAATACATCCTTCCATTTCATCTCGTTACAGATCGCTACAAGCTCATGGTACAGAGCTTGGGCGGCTGTAGTGAGGTAGGTATCATCCCGAACCTTGCGGAGCCTGGAAATTAATTGATAGCTGTTCATTTCGCTTTAAAATAGATACACATTACTTTTCTTACATTACAATTAGGTTGAGGTACATAGGTTTTGCAGATCGGACAAAGGAAGTTGTAGG